TTTACAAAAGTAACAAATTTTTAGTCTAAACCACCCATCCTCTCTTTGCTTTCGCATATTTTGAGTATATCGCATAACGCATGGCATCCATCAAGTGGTCACGAAACTTAACAGGCTCATCCATTGTATTGCCATCATGATCCGTTTTCCACTTGTAGTTTTTAATCTCATCTAACAAATCTAAAGATTCTGATTTTATAAACAATGGAAATGATTTAACCTTATTAATTCCTGCGAACACATCTTTAGTAGCAGACTTTAAATTAAACCCTGCTTTATTTACCTCAGCTATTGTTTTGGGTTCAGCAGCATCTGCGAATATCTCATCTCTACGAGATAGCCCCATAGACTTTAAGCGGTCTATTAGGAGTGAGGTTGACATCTTGGTATCATATATCAGTTGCTCGACATAAATGTCACCATCGAAGTTCTTACACCTTACAAGAGCAGTCTGGTTGTTATAACCAAAGTCAAGGCCGTAGAAAACATCTCCACCCTCTGGAAAGTTCCTTCTTCTTCTCCAATGGCTATAAATCGTAGCTTCACTAATGGCTCTTTCGCCTAATCCGTAAACTCTCCAGTATTCGTGGTCAGCATCCTTCAATCTTTCAATCTCAGCAATAATGGTTTTATCTAAAAAAGGATTATCCTTGTAAGTCGTGATGGTAAAGTCGGTATCTTCTCTAGGAATGACCTTATCATAAATCCAAGAGTAATAATCGGAAGGATTATAGTCAAGTACGATTTTATCCGTAGTTCTTAGGGCTAACTGCATCCAAGATTCGTAGTTAACCTCATTTGCCTCGTTAATGAACAGATAGTGCCTTTTACGACCTCTAATCTTCTGCGGTTGGTCTGTAGATACAAACTCTACCGTGTTGCCATTAAGGAAGTATAAATTCTCTGATTTGTTATGCTTCTCCTCCGAGTAGAGTTTATACTTCGATAGTATCTCAATAAAATCCCTCATAACCGATCCCTTGATACTTGGTAGGGATGAACGGCAAATTGTTAGGGTTTTACCTCTTTCTTGCAGAAGTTTAACTATAAACCAGGTAAGCACATTGTAAGTCTTTCCTGACCTCGTACCTCCTTGCATAACAGAGATTCTCTTCTTTGAGTTGTTTAGTACCTCAAAGACAACATTGGTGGTTACTTCCATAGAAATAAATTAAAAATTTTGGTTTGCTCAAGACAAAGCTAATCTTTTTGGTTTTATAGGAAAGTAGGGGTTGCTTGTATCTCTCCGACATCAATGTCGGGAACATACACCATAAAGTGCATTATTTGACACTAATGATGGCATAATGAGTCATAAAATGCACATTCTGATATGCTTTTGTGCTTTATAAGGCACTTTATCAATCATTCTTGAGCCGATTATCAATCATTTACGGCTCATTGAGTAAAATTACTCACTCCATTGAGTAAAGTTATTTTGCCCTTGCTTGATATACATAACCCATAGTTGCTAAAGCCTTGTAAAGTGTTCCTGTGGTTATTCTACCTTGAGCATCTCTCCTTTCCATATCCATAACACCTTGTTTTGTGATGCCAAGTTTTTGACCAAGTTCTTCCATACTCCAATTCTTTTCAAGCCTAGTTTGTTTAATTAATCCTATTGGGCTCAATTTTTCTTCGGTTAATCCATACTTCCACATTAAATCCTTATCTAATGCTTCAACAAATCTTTCTATTTCATCATTATAGAAAAACCATTCCCCATTAGATGAAAGATGTTTAAAGGCATCGTGATAATTTTTTTCATCTACTTTATCCCCTTTAATTAAAGCTAAAACTTCTAACTTAACAGGACTTCCATTTTGTAATTGGTATAATCTTGTTTTAAATCTGCTTGTATAACCAATTTTAACATAATCAGATTGCTTAATAATGTAAACCATAACTTTACTTTTTAGCAAATATACGCAAAAGTAAAGTAATAACTTACGGAAAGTAAAGCAGATTTTTATAATTTAAGTACAACAGGATTTTATAATACAACTATCCTAAAAAATCGGACAGTTCATTTATTGGCTATGTTCACGGAACATGAACAACCGAAATTAATGAACACTATCAAAACTTGCAGAGTTTACATTTTTTGATAATAGAGTAGTATTATTACTACTTTGCGCCCATTTATATTCATTTGCACCCATTTGTAACAAATTTCACCTTTTATATGTTACAAGATATAACAAGCCCAATTTAAACAATTAACAAATTCTGTTACAATCCTATATAAATCAGTAACATATCTATACTAACTATGTTACAACAATTAACAGAGTTACCCCTAACTATGTCACATATTTTGTAATATTTGTGACACTAATTCGGATATTGGCAGCGTTTCGCTACCGACTTTGGCAAATCTGCATGAATAATTCGGAAAAATTCATGCAATCTAATTAAATGGCATTTAGAAGCGTTTTAAGACACTTTGCACCTTTTTGGATAGATAGTACTACTAAAAGGCAGATATGCCCTAGAATCGCCTTAAAAGTGCCTTTAATCGTTATTCTTCGTAAATATCCATCTCATTCGGCACATCTACCTCTTTATCAAACTCATAAAGTGGAATATCTTGAATATTAGCAGCTTCGGTAGCTGGAACTACGAATCCTGTATCCTCTATTACATTTTCATCACCATCCAACTGCTGAGCACCATTAGACAATTCTTCTACATGGTTAGCTTTTAGGACATTAACAGTAATCTGCTTAACTACATCTCCTTCATGAGCAACCTCTTGCCTTTCGATATAGCCTCTACGCTTACCTTTGGTTTTTAACAGGAACATTGTAGCTAGGGTATCACCCTTAGCAACCCTTTCCATTAACTTATGCTCACCGAAGTCAAGCATAATCTCCTCAGGCTCTATTTCAGCTAATCTTTGCCTAAACTCAGGATCTTTTTCACACCAGGCCTTATATTGGCCTCTACCAACCCCTGCTGATTCACAAGCAATGGTGATATTGCCAAAATTCTCCTTGTAAGCTATGATAAAAGCTTCTTTGCTAATATCTCTGAACTCTGCATTCATATTATCGGTTTTTAGTTGGTGTTCGGATAGATGTGATATGTACTACCTTCTCTACCTTGATATGGTCAAAGCTAAGCACACTTTCGCACTTACTACACTTGATGGTATGTTCCCTTATGGAACTATCCCAAACATAATCCTCTGTAGATACTCCGCATTTACATCTGTAAGTTCTCTTGGCTACTGTGTCTTTCATATTACTGTTTTTTTAGTTTAGCTTTTCTGCTCTTAAGCTTCATATCCCTTTTATACGTCTTTTTAGCCTCATCGCTGACCTTTCTCCTATTTTGCTTATCAGGGTTAGGTGTTACACTTACAGGTCTATTTAAGGCCGTATAGTCCATTAAGGGTAGTTCAACATTATGGAAGCTCATTGCTCCTGTATCAACTCCTTGCTTGTAGCGTTTGTCTAGTTCTCTTTTCGGTATATTCATATTATAATAAATTATAATGGGTTATATGGAAAATAAAAAAAATCAAAATGTGAAAAAACATTAAAACATGGTTTATATCAGAATATTGGAGGGCACAAGGCACCTACGAAATTTTCCGTACGAAAAAAACCCCTAGGGGGTCATAGCACGATAGGGTAGGGGCCCCATTTAACATAATATTAATTATAAGCACTTGCCCCCTCTCCTATTTCTTGAGTCCTTTGCCATCCATTGGAGGCAAAAATATGTATTTTTACTTTATTGATTGTTTACTGACTCTTTCGCATTCGCTACAGATCAAGCTGTAATATATCAATTCAATTAATATAACAATATACCTATGTAATTATTTTAGTAATATAATTACTCTAATAATATACTATTATAATAATAATATACTATTATATAGATAATATATAATTATAGGAGTAACTTAATAGAATGTACTTACTTATAAATTTATACGGATCAATGGCAATTTATACCCCTATTTTATAGCCCATATATTTCCCAGGGTTTTTGATATTAAAATTTTTATATATATGTTTATGATCTAATTAGCCTAATTAATTTAATTATTTTTAATATTATTTAAGATTTGTATTAATATTATCCTTATCTTTAAATATCATTTAACCTTAAAACACTAACAAAATGACACAATTAACCGAGGTATTATTACCTATTTTCTTTACTTGTTTAGTTACTTATTTTATCGGATCGGTAATTAGATTATTAATTCACTTATTAATATCTGAACAATGCAAGTAATTAGCCTATTAGAATTTATCGTAATCGCTGTAGTATTTATTTTACTATATGCATTAATTAAAACACTATTAAAAAAATAACCTTTAAACATTTATTTATGTCAACTACAACACTACAACAAAAAGAAACATTAACAGCTAAAACATACAAAGCTGTAAAGAATTTACTAAGCAAAGGAACCACCAACGCTAAAACAATAAAAAACGAATTGGAGACATTCATACTTTATATGGCGCCTTCTGATTTGAGCGGTTTTAATGTTTGCGCCTTTGCCTCTAAAGGATGCATTAAAGCTTGTTTAAATACTGCGGGGATGGGCATTTTCTCAAATGTTCAATTAGCTAGGATCAATAAAACAAAATTTTGGGGATATAATCGCGAAGGTTTCTACATTCAACTAGCTAATGAGATATTAAGAATATTAGATAAAACAATTAAAAAGGATATTAAGATCGCAATCCGTTTAAATGGGACATCTGACATAAATCATTTAGACCTATTAAAAAGATATAGTGGGATTGACTTTTTAGATCCCTTCTACAATAATTTACTTTTTTACGATTACACCCCAAATCCTAATTATATTAATAAATATAAAAATAGTAATTACAAGTTGACATTCAGCCGCAAAGAGGATAATGAAACTAAATGTATTGAGGTTTTAAATAATGGCGGAAATGTTGCAGTAGTTTTCGCGAATGAATTACCCCAATATTGGAACGGATTCGAGGTAATAAACGGAGATGATACAGATTTAAGGTACTTTGATCCTTCTAATGTAGTTATAGGATTGAAGGCGAAGGGCAAAGCGAAAAAAGATATTAGTGGGTTTGTAGTGGCATAAATAAGGATCGTTTGACCTAATGGAGGTTGAAGGGGTTCGAATCCCCCAAACGAGCAAAAACCAAAATAACACAATATGAATATTTACCAATTATTGCAAATTATTAAGCAATTGGAGGCTGAACAAAATCCCGCCAATGATTATCTTTTGCAATTTTATACCGATCTGTATAAATGTGAGCTACAAACAATAGCCGATAAAGTAACTAATGAATTGGATAAACAGCCGTTAACGAAATATTGGTTTGAATATTTGGCAAAATAAGACCAAATAAACCCCTTAAAAATTAAATTAATACTATGCCACCAAATTAAAAAGATACCGCAAATTTAGGGCTAAAAATGAGCTTAAAATTGATTTTAGGAACTATGCCGCTATGCATATAGCCGCCAGGCAAAGTCATATTAAAATTTTAATTAATGTGATATCCTCGGCTGTATACGGCAAAAACCTAACAAAAATCTATGGCAAAAATCTATGGCAAAAACCCCCTAAAAATCTGCGATAAAAATCCCCCAAAAATTCGTGACAAAAACCTTTATATAACAAAAACTTTCTTTACTTTTAATCACACAAAAAACCTTTATGAGCACAAAAACCTCAATGACTTGGACATTAATAAACCAAGCAAAAAACCCAAAAACCCTACAAACAATTTATACCTATACGGATACCGTTGGTAGGCTGTTTAAATTTGAATCTCACCCAACTAAATCTTTCACTTACTTAAGTGAGGCATCCGAATCAGTAACGGATAAAGAAAGGTCAAAAATTATAGATGGCTATATTCAAAGCGGAATTAACCAACACGATTTCGTAGGTGGATTTCAAGAAGCTATTTTAAAAATCACAATATAAAAAAACAATTATGTTAAAGCAAATCTATTTAGAACTAATCAGAAGCGGAGTTAATCCAAGACATTACACATTGCCAAATGATGTTGAAGAAACAGATGGCCAAATTGATCTAGATAAAAATCTCTATGTGCAAATAGGAGAATCTTATTTGATCCTATGGCAATCTGTAGAAGGTGGCGAAAAAATGATACAAGAGGCGGTAGTAAATAAAATAAATAATACTACAGCAGTACAGCAATTTATAAACAAAGTAAAAAACCAATTAAATTAAATTTTATGCAAAATTCATTTGACATCATGGCTGAAAAAATAGCCGAAATAAACAAAAAGAAAGAGATTAATAAAAATCACATAATTTTTTTAAAGGGGTATATTGAATCTTGGGATCGCTGCATTAAGTTTGAAAGCTTTAATGTTGAAGGGGCTGCCGACATATTAATGAACTACTATGATATTCACGGCTTAGAATTGATGTCAGCGGATGAGCAATTAATTAATTTAACCAATAATAAATAATAAAATGAAAAACACAAAAGAGATTAACCAAGCAAAAAAAATCTTAAAAGATAATGGATATTATGTTGATTATTTATGGCATATTGATGATGTAATAATGGGAAAACAGCATCATGATTGCGAGGCAAAGGACGCTTATAATATTTTAGATAACGCTATGCGTAATGATGCTACAAATGAACAAATATGGTTATCAATAGAATATGCTATAGAGGAAACTTTACCTTGTTAATAATTAAACTAACCTATGGCAAAAATATTAGTGGCTTGTGAAGAAAGCCAAGCAATAACCATAAAGATTCGTGATTTAGGTCACGAGGCTTTTTCGTGTGACATTCTACCTTGTAGCGGTGGCCATCCCGAATGGCATCTACAAGGCGATGTTTTTAACTATGTAAATAAAGGTTGGGATTTAATGATCGCCCACCCACCTTGTACCTATCTGTCTGTAAGTGGTGCAAGGCATCTGTATAACAAGGATGGATCTAAAAATCTTGAACGATACGAGAACCAAAAACTTGCTTTAGAGTTCGTACAAAAACTTATGGATGTACCAATCCCACGAATAGCAATAGAAAATCCCGTTTCTGTTATATCGACAAAAATCCGTAAGCCCGATCAAATTGTGCAGCCTTGGATGTTTGGAGATTCAGCGAGTAAAACCACTTGTCTATGGCTTAAAAATTTACCTAAACTTGTAGCTACAAATGTGGTTGACAAGGGGGATTTTATGGAATGGATTGATAAGAAATCGGGCAAAGTAAAGCGTCAAGCTACTTGGTATTACGATGCTTTGATTAATGCAAGGAGTCCAGAGGAGCGTAGAAGCCTTCGTAGTAAAACTTTCCAAGGAATGGCCCAAGCAATGGCAGAGCAATGGACTAAAAATCTTTTATGATTCCATTAACAAAAATCCCCATAAAAATCTTAAATAATACCAAAAACTCCTTAATTTTACCAAACAAACAAAAACCTTTATTATGAAACACATTCAAATTAAACAAAAATCCAGGGATCAAATTATTGATTTAAAATTACCGCTAATCGATTTAACAATTTTATACAATGCTTGTATAGATGTAATAAAAAAATATCCATCTATGATTGGATATAGAGATGTAGCCGTTAAACTAAAGCAAATAATACAACAAAACTAAAAACACATGAACCAACTCAACTTCATTAAAACAGACAAAAGTACCATTGTTAAGAATGGTCGCAAAAAATTCGCAGAGGTCACTTACAACAAAAACCCCGATTATAATTATTGCATATGGATCAATAGGATGTGCTTATCGGGATACGCTACTGAAGAGATTGCAATGCAAAGAGTAAATTCTTTATATCAAGAGCAATTAGACTTTATTAATCATTTAAGAGAGCAAATAACTAACCAAAAAACCCATCTATGAATTTTGAATTAATCACCGCCAAATATGATTGCAGATGCAGTCTTACTGGCAAAAACTTCTGTCGTGGTGACCAAGTGTACTACAACTATGAGGCAAAAACCTTTTTAGATCCTGTGTATCATGAGAACATCATGAGTCAACAAAAATCTCGTGGGATGAAATCCTACTTTGAACGACACCAAAAACTTAACAAGATTTACCCAACCCAAAAACCCTAACACATGGCAAAATTCGAGTTCGTAACAGAAACAAATCCAGTAACACAATCAGTAATTTATTACACTAGAAAAGATGAATTATTCATGGAGAATAGCTTAAGTCATACCAAGGATAAGGCTTATGACAGATTTATAAACATATCTAGTGGAGTAAAGACTGAACCTATTGTGCAAGTACTAGAAACAAGGTATTCAATCACTCAATAAAAATCCGCAATCGTGCACCCAACCCCATCACATCTAAAACAAAAAGGGCTTCGTGACTATTTCATGGTCACAATCGATGCCCACAGGATCAAAAAGGATTACCTCTATCGTGGTATGTTTATCCATTGGGATAGCAAAAAACCCCTTGATAAGTTCTACTACTGGAGAGGAGATTATTTCACATCTATTGAAGGAGCTATGCGTTCAATCGATAGACATTACAAACTATATAAAAAACTAAAAAATGCTGATTAGAGATTATCGTGCCTTACTTAAGTATGGCGATATAAAAAAGATTTGTGAGGTAACAGGTTATAGTCCTTACCTAATAAAAACTCGTTTGGCCAAGGCTGATGAGGAGATGATTGAGATTGTAGAAGTGTTTTACGCAAAGAAAATCGATGAACTTAAAAATGCTATCTATGATTACCAACAAGGTTAAACAAGTAAACTACTGGACTATACCTGCGGTTCGTAGGCATAAGCTTAATTTAAGGCAAAGAGAGGCATTAGCTAATGAGATTATCGCCAAGGTCTGTACCTACTACAATATCAGTAATGAAGATATTAGAGGCAAAAAGAGGTACAGAGAGCAAGTAACTGCAAGGCATATGGCTATGTACCTTATTCGCAATAAGGTGGGCCTAAAGCTTAAAGCTATTGCTGATTTGTTTGGTAGGGATCATACTACTGCCATCCATGGTATAGCAAGTATATCGAACCAAAGCGATGTAGATTTAATCATTGCAACTGACATAGAAAATCTTATCAATATTTTATAATCAAAACACCAAAAACTATGAGTGATTTTTCAAAATGGGATGAGCAAGAACAAAGATTGTTTATTGCTAAAATTATCCACAACATTAACTATTCACAGAACAATTTAATCCTTATGAAAGCCCTGGTAGAGCTATGGGATGTTTATCCTGTTCGTGAAGCTATTTTCTTTACACAAAATTTATTAAACCAAAAATCCCTAACTAATGGAAATGCAAATAACTAGCCCTTCGTATGAGTTAATTAACAAGGACTCAATGTTAAAGCTATCAACTGAACTATCTAAGTTGATAAAAGAAAAAGGACTCTCAAGTAATATACAAGGTAAACAGTTTGTCAATGTTGAAGGTTGGCAATTCGCAGGTGCTTCACTTGGACTAATGCCTATTATCACATCAACTCAAGATTTATCAAATGAAACTGCTATTAAATATATGGCGACTTGTGAAGTACGCAATATTACGACAGGTCAGCTCGTTGCTACTGGTATTGCCTTATGCTCGAATGCCGAAAAAACTAAAAGATACTTTGATGAATATGCTATTCTTAGTATGGCACAAACAAGGGCGATTGGCAAGGCTTATAGGAACTTACTTGCTTGGTTAATGAAAGCTGCAGGATTCGAGGCGACACCTGCTGAGGAGATGGACTTCGCCAAGGATGAAACACCTACCAAAAAACCTAAAGTAGTTGAGGTAGTGGCAGAGGAGATGCCTGTTGAGGTAGATCGTGATGCCATCATTAAAGATATCCAAGCTGCTGCTAGGATGAAGGACTTGACTGATATATTCTTTTCTAATAAGGAATATATAGAAAAAGACCAACAATTAATGAAATTAATGACGGCTAAAAAAGAATCGTTAACAACAAAAAAGAAATAATATGAGTAATTTACTACCATCTATTGAATTAAATTCAATAACCCCATCCAAATTTAGCATAGAACTCCTAAAACAAGTTGTTGTAACACACTTTAGAGAAACAGGCGAGAATCCCCTTGAGATGCTCGTTAAGGCAGAAGCATTGGTTCAGTTGCTAGAGGGAATTAGAGCTGAGTTAAAAGAAGATGTTATTAACCAGTTAGACTTACATCCTCAAGGCAAGGCAATGGTGCTTGATGCTGAGATTAGCAGAATAGAATCAGGAGTTAAGTATGCCTATGATGGTGACCATACATGGCTTAAGTATAACCAAGAGTTAGAAGCTATTAAGTTTAAACAAAAAGAAAGAGAGTCTTTACTTAAGACTATTAAAGAGCCATTGGTTGATCCTGAAACTGGAGAGATGATTTACCCTGCACCTAAATTTAGTACAACAACATTCAAAATATCATTAAAAAAATAACATGAAAACACCAATGCAAGAATTAATTAAAATGTTAGAAAAAGATGTAAATAGTGGTTTGTTTAATAAAGATGAACAGTTTGGTTACAATGTCGCTATTGACATAGCTAAAAGTTTGGTTAATAAAGAAAGAAATCATTTAGTAAACGCTTATGATTGGGGATTAGTAGATGGAGAAAAAGATGAAAAAAAAGGCTATTATGATGGTGATACATATTATAACGATTATTATATTGAATCAGAAAAAATATTAAAAACACAAAGCATATGAAAGCACTAATACTTATTAAATTTTTCTTTATAGCAGTACCAATAGCGGTGCTGTTATTTATAATCTGTGAAACTTATTTTAAAATCAAAGCAATAAAACGATTATTTTGATACTACAATTAGAACAAACAATAGATGTTTTAACCCCATTGGGCTATGGAAAAGCAATCGCATGGATTGATTACGGAGGAGATACTAACACCATATGGAAAGTGGTGTGTTACGATACAGGAAGAGTGCGTAACTTTTATGACGATGACATACTCGTTTACCCAAATGAAATGGATGGCGGTAAGGTAGATGAGAATTATTTTTCTAAAAGGGAGTTCCATGAAACAAACCAATCATTTATCAAGGGCCTAAAAAACCACTTTAAACCAAAACCAGATGCCGAATGAGATTAAAGGATTAGAGAACTCTATTCCAATTAGAATGGTTTATACTGACACTATGGAAGAGGTGCTATTTAAGTCGGCTGCTGCGGCTAGTCGTAAGACAAAGATAGCATCACAAGTCATTCGTGAATCGCTTAACCCTGTTGCTCGTAAGCGTTTTATAGTGGATAACAGGAAGGTGGTTTTTAGGATTGCTAAAGAAGTTTAGTATATTTGTCATGAGTGTCGGATACTCATTAAGAACTTATTGCCCTTGATATGAACCCCCAATCCGACTGGGGGGAATTTGATGGGGCTTTTTTATTTTATGAATAGAGATTTTAAGGGAGTTTGGATTCCCAAAGAGGTATGGATGGATGATAAGTTATCTTGGATGGAAAAATTGTTTTTAGTCGAGGTAGATAGTTTAAATGCTGAAAAAGGATGCTTTGCCTCTAACGCTTATTTCGGTGAGTTTTTCCAATTAAGTAACTCAAGGGTTAGCGAGATCATAAAATCTTTAGTTTCTAAAGGATATATAACTACCTTTCTAATCTACGAAGGTAAGCAAGTAAAACAAAGGATTTTAACACCTACTGTACCTATTCGGAAACTCGAAGGGGGTATTCGGAAAACCGAAGAGGGGTATTCGGAAAAGGCGAAGGGTATTAATACATTGATTAATAAT